CAATCCAGACGTGGTGCTGGATGCCGCCTTCGCGCTACGACGTAGCCAGCAATGACCAGCGACCCAAGCGACCCGTTGCTGGTAGCCGAAACCGGCGACCTTCCTCCCGAGCCGCTACCAAAGCAACCCAAGAAGCGCGGAGTCCCAAAGGGACACAAATCCAAAGGCAGGAAAAGAGGCAGAAAATCAAAGTGGGGAAAGGTCAATCCGTCCAAAGTAGCGCACGCAATGATCAAACTAGGGGCAACAGAGCAGCAAGTTGCGGAAACCATTGGCGTTACAGCCGATTGCCTGTCAGAATGGAAGTCTCAAAAGAAAGAATTAAACCGGGCGATTGTTTCGGCGAAGCAGAAGCGGTGCATTGAGGTTGAACGCGCACTCTATCTAAGGGCAAAGGGTTACAAGCATCGCGCAACCAAAATCCTCGTAGTGGACGGCGCAGTCCGTAAAGTGCCTTACACCGAGCACTACCCGCCCGATACGCCGGCCTGCGTCCACTTCCTGAGGCATCAAGACCCGGAGAACTGGCGCGATAAGCCGGCGGAGATAGTTGCCAGCGCAACCCTGACCAGCCCGGACGGCACGACGAGCGTTTTCAACATCGGAGTTCGAGCGGAGGATTTGCCGTGTTGAAAGCCAACGTAGTCCCGGGCGACCCGAAGCTATCCATCGAGGTCAGGGGCGACAATTACAAGATGATCGCCGCCAAGGAGCACGAGGTCATCTTGAGCGGGCCGGCGGATACCGCCAAGACCTGGACCTGCTGCTGCAAAGCGCACCTTTACGCCATTTCAACACCGAACGTGCAAGGGGCGATTGTCCGAAAGACGGCGGTCAGCCTCGCCGGGACGGTGCTCAAGAGCTTTATTCGGGTGCTCAAGAGCCAGAATCAGCCGGTGACGATCCATGGCGGCGAGACGCCTAGCCTGTTCATCTACCCGAACGGGAGCAGGATTTACACGGGCGGAATGGACAACCCGGATCGGGTGCTGTCATCGGAGCGCGATTTCATCTACACCTGCCAGACAGAGGAATTGAGTCTGAACGACTGGGAGACGCTGGCGACGCGGTGCTCAGGTCGCGGCGCGGTGGTGAAATACCCGCAGTTGTTTGGTGACTGCAACCCCGGCGGCAGCCGTCACTGGATCAGGATGCGGGCAACGGAAGGCCGGTTGCGGCTGCTGGTGGCGCGGCATCAGGATAACCCAACGCTTTACGATCGGGACGGGAAGATGTTGGACAACGAGGACACGCGACGACGGATGGCCGTGCTTCAGAATTTGACGGGGATGCGGAAGAAGCGGCTGTTCGAGGGAGCATGGGCCAGCGCGGAAGGAGCGGTTTATGACATGTTCGACGCGAACACACACGTTACGACCCGCAACCGTAGCGAGATGCGGCGATTCTTCCTTACGTTGGACGAGGGCTACACTAACCCAGCGGTTATCCTCGTGGTGGGGGAGGACAGCGACGGGCGCTGGCATGTGTTCCGGGAGTTCTATCAGGCTGGCGTGTTGCAAGAAACCGTCGTCAAAATGACATTGGCTTGGCAAAAGGAATGGAGCGTTGAAACGGTGGCGGTTGACGAGAGCGCGGCGGGATTGATTGCGGATCTCAACAACTGCGGCTGCTTTGCTCGGGGCGGAAAGGGCCGGGTGGTGGACGGAATCAACCGCATACAGAACCGGCTGGAGGTGGCCGGCGACGGGAAACCGAGGCTCACGTTCGACCCGAGCTGCTCCAATTGCATAAACGAGTTCGAGAGCTACGTCTGGGCGCTTGACAAGCCGAAGGACACGCCGGTCAAAGACCACGACCACACGAGCGACGCACTACGCTACCTAGACAACGTATTCAGCGAACCGAGCGGAGCGTGGGACGGGCGGGCGGTCGCGGCATCTGGAACGGGCTGGCAGTTGCCGGCGGGCGACGCGAACCTCGACCCGATAGACTTTGTTGATGCAACAGAAGATTGATTATGAATCCAACGACCTACCAGAAGCCAGTGACGAGGCAGGTCACAGTAGCCAAGTCAAAGGCATTGATTGACGCTTTCAACACGCTACAACCGTGTTGCGAATGCCGCTACAGCGTGCCGGACGGTGCTCTGAACCGTTGCCACGCATCGCCGCCACAGGTGAGAATGCCGTATGATAACTTGAGCGCCTGGCCCGTTGTGCCAGCCAAGGGCGGCGGTTGCCGGCTCTGGAAGGAGGTTGAGGCGTGAGCACACCAAAGAGACTATTTGAGTTGCCGCCGGCTGAAATCTGCGCGGCAGCCATCAAGGTAGATCACTGGTTCAAGAAGAACGGCTGCGAGTCATGGGAGCTTTATAGGGCGTGCAGTCGGAGCGATCTGGACAAATCCCGCAACGAGGTTCAAAGGTGGAAAGCACTCTTCGAGGACATGGAACGGCAGCGGAACATGTTGATTGACGGCATGAACAAATTGACTCGCCAATACGTCGCGTGAAACCCGCCGCGCAATTCAATCCTAAGCCGCGAAAGAGCTTCGCCATTCGCCACGCGCAGATACAGGCAGAGGAAGCCGAGATCGAGGCGCAGCGTTACCGCTACGAGGAGCGCGCCGCTATCCACGAGTTCGACGGCAAGGCGACCCGAGCCGATGCGGAGCGGATGGGCCGGAAGGAAGTTTATGGCAAAGACTGACCTGAACATCGTTGACGGCATCAAGGGCAGCCGGGACGGGCTGTTCTATGTGTTCGAGAACAAGACTCCACCGGAAGTCTGGCAATGGCTCATGGAGCGAATGGAGCTTTCCTACGCCGGGCTGCACGTTGTCTGGATCATTCGCGGAACGGAGCTGGAGCGGGAATACAACGAACGGATTAGGAACTACTGAAATGCCCCGCGAACGCACACCATCTCAAGTCCAGCCGAACGGATGGGAGAAATGCACGCACCGCGTAGAGGTAGGCTGCACGGCGACGGAAAAGCTCTTCTGGCAAGCGGTGTTCGGTAACGGAAGCCTGTCCGATAAGGCGCGGATTCTTCTCAATCGCGAAGCCTGTCGGAAGGCGAATATCCCGCTCATAAAGCGTTCACCCGGGTAATTATCCACTTTGAAATCAAAAGCGTTACGCGTTAATTAGAATCAGTTGCAGATACTTGGATTCAATATCACGCGGGCGAAAGCGGCAGCGATACCGTCAACCAATGACGTTACGATGCAGTTCATGCCGCCGATGACGGACACGGTATCCAAGTATCCCGCCAATAGCGTCGAGGCAATCGCCAACAACGACCGCATCATACGTAACGATCCCCGTGAGAGTTTCTACTGGACGCTGCCAAACAAGCTCACACCGCAGCAATGCCTACAGATGCTGCGGGCGGCGCTCGCGGGCGACCTCTACCAGCAGTTCAATCTCTCCCAGTTGATGTCGGACACTTGGCCGACGTACCGAATGGCGAGCCACCAGTTGTGCGAGAGCGCGGCTTACATGCGCTATGCGGTTCACCCCTACGCCGAGGAAGGCAAGAAGCCGACGCGATCCGCGACCGAGAAAGCTGACCTGATCAGCCGGGCGATGCGGGGGATGAGTCCGAACAGTTTCAACGACGAGAAGGGATTCAGCGGAATGGCCTACTCGCTTTGTGACGCAATGTTGAACGGGCTTTCAATGTGCGAGCTGCTTTGGGAACGACGCAGCGACGCGTCGGGCCGAGCATGGATGCCGGCGGCGGCGGCTTGGGTTCACCCGAGGCACTACACATTCTCGACGGACGGCTTCGTGGCGCTCTACACGGACGACTACAGCCGGCAGTTCATGACCACGGAAGGCAACCGTATCGGGCAGCAGCCAGACCCGACGAAGTTCATCTGCGGTCAGTTCATAAGCCGGGCCGGGAGCAGCTTAGGCGCTGGCTTCATGAGGCCGCTGGTCTGGTACTGGTCTGCGCGGCAGTTCAACAATGAATGGATGTTGAACACCGCGAAGCAATACGGTAGTCCGTTCATCGACATCACCTACAAGCCGGGCACGATGAGCACCGGCCCGGGCGGCGAGCTGGAGAAGCTGAACGAGATGCTCAAGACGGCTGGAGCGCAGCGGCGCTTGTTCCACCCGGAGGGGACGGTCGCGGAGATTCACCCGGCGACAAGCCTCGGCAAAGAGAATCCGCAGCGGGTAATGGAAGAGAAAGCGGACGAGGCTTGCTTGTTCCTGTTGCTGGGGCAGAAGGGTACGACCACTTCTCAGGCCGGCAAGCTTGGTGACGACGAAACGCACGAGAACGTCAAGGAAGAGCGGAAGCTAGGCTTGGCGAATTGGCTGGCTCGGAATCCGTTGCGGCAGTTCGCCCGGGCCGTGTTGATCAAGAACTACGGAAACGCGGACGAGTGCCCGGAGCTTGCGCCGGACACCACGAAGCCGCTGAAGCCTGAGCAGGTAGGGCAGTTGATGACGGCGGTGAGTTCGAGCCGCGTCCCGATACGGTCTGACGAGTTCTACAAGAAGATTGGATTCACACAGCCGGAGAGCGGTGAAGTTGTTATCTCTGCCGGGACATTGAGCATCCAGGGCGATGCGTTGACGGACGAGGAAAAGTTCAATCAAGACCTGAAAAAGCAGGTGGCGCAAGGCGAGGCGCAGCTTTCATTGCAAGCCGAAGCGCAAGGCAGCCAGCCAGACACGAAAGACCAGCAAGACAAGCCGGACGACAAGGCCAAGGCGAGCGGTCGGTTGCCGGCGCACACCGTGAAGCACGTCATTCGAGGAGGTGAACGCGGCGCGATGGAATTGCGGAACGTGCTGCGGGCGGCGACGGACGCTGAGCTGGCTGAACTCGAGGATAAGCTGACGGCGGCGGAAGGCGCGCCGGAGCACAACGGGGAGGCGCACGCGGTAGAGGACGCGGTGGCGGCCTTGGAGAATCGAATCAAGTTCCCGTGAATTTACGGCAAAGAAGACCAACAAAGTTTCCCGCACCGAGCCTACCGAAGCCGCGCAAGTGGCGAGTGTCAGGCCAGCGGGCACGCCCGATGCGGAACGCGCACCAGAAGTGCCAGTTCCCACAGTAGCAGCGGAAGCTGCGGTGGCAGAGGTAGCCACGAGCAAAGCATCGGGCGAACCTTTACGGAAAGGCGGAGCGCACTGGTTCATCCCGCCGCAGCGCGGTGGCGGATTCGGAACAAAAGGAAATTGACTATGAAGATCGTGACTTTGACGGAAGCAGAGGAGGCGGTGATAGCCAAGATGCGGCGCGATGCGCTAAAGGCAAAGGCTGAACCGGATGCGGCGGCGCGGGAAGTTGTGCGCGCTGAAAATACGGAAGTCGTCCACTGCCGCGCCAGCAGCGCCGCCGGCGAGAAGCTAGGCGCAAGTCAGCCGTGGAAGCAGGGCGAGCGCGTTGAGTTCATGTGGATGCCGGCTGGCGTCTCCACCATCTGCGCGGGCTTCCGCAAAGGCAGCATCGAATTGACAGTCCAATGCGACGAAGCGACGGCGCAGGCCGTTCAAGCCAGCTTGGATGCGTGGCGCGAAGATCGCCCGAAGCAAGAGCCGTTCGGTTGCATCGAGCATCGTGAACAGGAGGCTAGCTTCCGGGTGAGCGCACGCGGCGGGTTCAAATGGAACGGCGACGGCGTGTATCTGGCAGCTGAACCTACCACGTTGGGCGCTGAGAACGTGAACGGTCGCGTGCATCGTAGCTGGTCGCCGAGCTTCACGACGGACGCGGACTATTCCAAGGCGAAAGAATCGGACGGCGTGTTGCAGTTCCCGGAAGGCGTGCGCGGAAGCCGCAGCAACCCGGCGAGTATCACGGGCGTTGACTTTTGCGTGGGGACACTGACCAACAAGCCGGCGTTCCATTCGATGAATCCGGTGCGGGCCAAGGAAGGCGAGAAGGTCGCAGCGATGCAAGGCGATGCCTCGGCAGAGATGGCGAAGCCTGTCACCAAGGAAGAAACATCAGGCGATAACGACGAACAATGGCGGCGGGAACTAGTTCAGGACGTGCCGGACTACACGGACGCCGAGCTTGGTTTTTACATTGATAGGATGAAGGAAGGACGCAGCCGGATGGCTTGTGTGACCATGATTCGATCGGCGCGGTATCTGGAATCCAACGAGGATAAGACCAAGAAAGTCACGGGCGACCTGCTGATCAATCACGCCGCGTCCGCCGTGCCGACGCTGGATTCAATCTACTCCAAGCACGCAGACGACATGAGCCGAGTCAACGCGCTGGCGGTGAAGCATTGCGCGGTGGCGTTGACGGCACAGGACGTGTTCGAACGGCATTGCGTCATGACTGGCGTCAAGGTCATCAAAACATCCGATCAGACACCAGCAGCTATCCTCGAAAGAATTTACGCCCGGGCGGGCGGAAACCGCTGATAAGCGGGACGGTAAACAACAACAACAAGGACAAAACAGTGAAAATCGTAATCCAAAAAGTCCCGCCGGACAGCAAGTTCAAGGTGGGCGCGTCGTTGGACTTGGACCATGACGAAATGAAAGTGATCGAGGCATCGGGCCATGAGTTCATCACGGCGGGCGAACATGCCGCCAAGGAAGCATCGGCTGTCATCAACGCGAGCCGCCAGGCCGCGTTCAAGGCGCTTGTAGTGTCGGCGGTGAATCGGGCCGTTGACCGCGAGGCGCTCGTCCCGAAAGGTGACGCAGCGAATAGCGCGGAAAAGATGACCGTGACGGCGACCAAGCAGATCGAGCAAGGCGCGGACGCCGAGTTCGTCATTGCGATGATCGACGGTTTGCCCGGCAAGGCGAGCGTTACGGCGTCCCGGCAGACCGGCTACGTCAACGATAACCAGACCGGCACAGTGACGGAATACATCCACGGTGGGCAGGTTGATCTCCGGGAAGCCTCCAAGGGCTACGTCAAGGCAATGGAAGGGCAGGACACGCTCTGCAAAAACAATCGCTGGGAAGAAGCAGTCAAGCAGTCCAAGGAAGCCGCCGTCATCCTGAGCAAGCATCACGTCAAGGCGGGCGATGCTCTGTTGACGGACATGGTTCGCGGCGCGACTCGCTTCGACCCGGACACGATCAAGGCGGCAACGTTCAGCGATCCCAACAGCCAAGTCGGCGCGTTGGCGGGCGACCTGATTCTTATGCGGAATCTCGGGTATCTGCGCTACAAGCTTCCATGGCTCGGCAAGTTGACCACGGACCTTTCCGGCGAGCCGGCGAAGTTCGGTCAATCAATCCTGACCCGTTACATCACGCCTCCCGGTGTGTTGACATGGGTTCCCGGACTTGGGTTCACGTCTGATGCGTCTGCCATCTCGGCGGCTGGCGTCGGCACGACCCAATCGGGCGGCACGAACCAGACCTCGGGCACGATCACGAAGAGCGTTCCGACCACGACCGACAAGAGCATCGTCCTGAACATGTTCAAGGCGACGGAAATCGAGTTCCCGGTGAGCTTGCTATCCGGCACGATCCGAAACCTGTTTGCGGAACAATACGGGGCGCAGACCTACTCGCTGGCGGAAGCCATCAACAAGGACGTGCTCGCTGGTATCTTCTCCGCGACCTGGAGCGGCGTTATCAGCCAATACGTCAAGGCGCTGGGTAGCTGGAATCTGTCCGGAATGATCGGCATCAAGAACGCGATGAGCATCGCCAAGATTCCGGACGTGGGCCGGTTCGCGCTGCTGCACAGCTACTACCACGACAAGCTGCTGGAAGATTCAAACCTGTTGAGCGCGAAAGCCATCTTGGCTTTAATCAACAAGGATCAATCCAGCTTCGAGTCGGGTGAAGTGCCGACTTTGTTCGGCGTCAAGCCGCTGGAAAGCCAGTTGTCGAGCGCGACCGCAGCCGGCGCGTTGACGACCTGGACGGACGACACGAACCTCGGTACGACCTCCATCGTCGGTTTCGCGGGAAATGCCTCCTCGCACATGTTCGTCAGTCGTCCTCCGCAGGACTGGACGACTACGTTGAGCCAATTGGGTATCCCTACCACGGCCAGCATCCGCCTCGTCACCGAGCCGGACTCTGGGTTGACTGTCATGGTGTTCAGCTACGCCGACAACGGCAAGATGAGCATCAGCCAGCGCGTTTGCGTCATGTGGGGTCAAGCGCAGGGCGACCCGCGCGTGGGTCTGTTGATCAAGGCCGCGTAACCATTTGCCTGACCTGGGAGGCGAGTAACCTCCCCGGAATGGCAACCAAAACTGAAATAAGGAAAAAAGTAAAATGAAGACGAACATCAAATATGGATTGGTTACGGTGGCTCTGTTGGCCTTCGTATTCAGCGCCTCGGCGCAGTTGGGCAATCCCTCCACGCTGTTCAGCACGGCGAGCGGGACAGTGAATGACGGCGTGACGAACGCGAAGATTGCATACAACGTCACGGCAACTCCGAACCGGCCGATTGATTGCACGAAGGGGAAAGACCTGTTCCTCCAAGTGCGCTTTCAATACACCACTACCAGCATCCCAGCGACGAACACCACGTTTGCGTTCTCGGTTGCAGCGGAACAAAACGCGATTGGTTCGACGAACCGGAATGCGATCAGTTCGTGGAGTTGGGCCGTTCCGGGCAGCACGACGGACACGGGCTTCGTGACGGCGACGACGAACATCAGCGTTCTGGCTAGACCGTATGTCTATCTGGATACGGTGTTACCACTCGCACCAATCACGAACTTGACGGTCAAGTATTTCGTCAAGTAAAGGGCTGATGTCACAGACTTGGGTTATACCGACGGGGGACGATCTCTGGCAGGTCGTCTCCCGTTCTATTGTTCAGAAGGTTGACGAGGACTCGGCTGGTGGCAAGAACGACACCAATGACTTCGACAGCTTGCTGGATACGAGAGCGAAAAAGGCCGTTCAATATGCGATTCAGGAAGTGCGGGGCGCGATTGAGACGGCGGGCCGCTACCCGGTGAGCCTTACGGCTGGCAGCGTGCCGCCGGAGGGCCAGCAGCATGTGCTGGCGATTGCGGCGTGGCGTCTGTGCCTGCCAGTGCCGGGGTTGATTGCGGTGATCATGGCCGATGGAGGCGCGTTCAGTCCGATCGGGACGCTTTACAAGGATGCGTGCGCATGGGTGAAGATGTTGGCGGGCGGCGGTAGCTTCACGGACGCAACGAACCCAGCCGGGGCGGACTACCGGACGGCGATCAATAACGACAAGTCGTCGGCGAGTTACAATCCAGCGGTGAGCGGATTGCGATGGGGGGATAGCTTGGCGGATGACGACGAATACACGGCTGGAATCACTGACGACGGAGTTGTGGTATCGAGATTCAGCCAGAACATGAATACGCTCTGAACTACGTGGATTCTACTTTCATCAATGGCGCTATTGGTCTTCGTGGGAATCCGTCTCGGTTTGCGAAAGCGACCCTGACCCAGAGCAGCATTTTGCTTCATGTAGTCCGCGCCGAACGCTTGGCACGTCGTATCGAAGCGATCCGGGCGGCGAGTAGCGCGGGAGACTCAAAAACCATCGTAAAGGTCATAATTCAGGACGAACAAGGCCGGGTGTTGATCCTGAAAGATGCGGGCAGCAAATGGGACGACTTGCCGGGCGGCCACCTCAAGGTAGGGGAGAACTACGCGGAAGGATTGATTCGGGAGGTCTACGAGGAAACCGGCATCCGATTGACGAACGCGATGCTCTACCGGACGCAGCAGCTACCGACGCCGCCGGGTGGAAAGATGCTACTTTTCAAGGCGCGAGTGGACAACGCCAAGGTCAAGGTGAGCGAGGAACACAGCGGCGCGACGTGGGTCAAGCGGAACGAGCTTGGCCGGCACAATCTGGGGCGATACGCGAAGGACGTCGAGGCCGTGGCGGGCAATCAGAGAGAGTTTCATTCGGTGGCAAGGTCAAACGCCAAAGAGGAGCACAAACGCGCCGCCCTGAAAGCCCTGGCGCTGGCGGAGCACGCCGTGGCAAAAGGCGACACCTCGCATCCCGTGGACCGCGCTGGCGTCATTGGAGCGATGCTTGGATTATTGTCCGCTGGCGGGGTAGCGGCTTATTTGGCCGCGCACCGGACGCTGGCGAATGGCGAGGGAGCGCCGCAGGAGATTGATCTGCCACAGGCCGAAGGTCAGGCCGATAGCCGGACACCGCTACTTGAGCCGGCGGTGAAAGACACCATCGATCAGCTTGAGCTTGAAAAGAAAGCCGTGGAACGCGAGCAGGTCGAGCGCGGCACGGTAATCGAAAGCGAAATTTCAAAGCGATTGGCCTTGAAAGCGAAGGAACTTGAGGGCGCACGTTGGGAACGGGTGGCGGACACCGAAGCCACGGCGACCTACGGCGCGGCGGCGTTGCGAGTGCTGGACGTGGCTGGGTTCAAGACTGTGCGCTGGTCACAGTTGGACAGGCCGACGAAGCGCCACACGCACCACTTGAACGAGGAACAGGGCGAACAGCCGCTTGGCTTCGTGTTCCAAAACGGTCAATCGCATCCCGGTGATTCTGCGCGAGGCCCGGAGGAGAACATGAATTGCCTTTGCCAGCTTTTAGGTGTGACGAGAAAATGATAATCGAAGCCTACATTGACGAGTCAGAGCTTGCGCGGTGCGAGATCGAGATTGCCGAACAGATTCGCGCAGCCGTTCCAGTGGTTCAGGCTGCGATGGCGGAAATGTATCGTGACATTGTGATCGGAAACCTTGGGCCGTCCGGCGTTGATCGGCCTATCACTTGGGAACCATTGAGCAACCGAAGCGCAGTCGGTCGCGCTTACATCAAACAAGTCGGACGCAGCTACGCGACTTTGTATGAGACTGGCAAGCTTGCGAGCGCGATCAGGATGGACAATTCGAGCGTGGAACAATCCACGGTGAGCGTGAGCGATGAGGATTGCGAGTATTCGGTGAAGCATCAATACGGCTTCCCGCCGCAGAATCTCCCGGCGCGACCTTACTTCCCGTTCGATCCGCAGACCGGCGAGACGACGCCTTACACGCTGGACGCCATGCGTCAGGTGGCAGAAGAAACCTTGGCGAAAGAATTGGAGGCTAACCCGTGAAGCTTGGATATAAAATCAGCAAGCCGGTCAGCTTCATGAAGCCGGTCAAATACGGCTGCGACAAGAAGTTCATGGACGCACCGATAACGAACCTACCATCTGGCGCGGTGACCGTTCGCCGCCGCATCCGAGCCGATGAGATGGCGCAGGTTTACGTGAAGACCGAAGACGGCGCGGTGACGCGCTACTTTGCCGGCCCGGATGGCCCGGGCGCGTTGCGGTTGCTGTGGGCGACCGGAACTAACTGGAGGATGCCGGCGTGACGTTCGGGACGCTTACAATTTCAGATCAGGCGAACATGATCGCGGAGCAGTGCGACCTCTGGGCAGGGCCAAAGGGCGGCAAGGTCAAGGTGATGGCGAACATCCGGCATCTCTGGGAGGAAGTTTACGGGCACGCGGTTGACGGCAATCCGAAGGTGCTGGTTTGCTTCAATCGCGAGAAGTCGCGGGGAAGCGAGCAGTTGCGGAACAATCTGCACCGGGTAGACCGGAACTGGCTTGTAGTGGTGATGCGCGGCCACGGGTTCGAGAACAAGATGGCGAAGACTACGATGGGCCAGACGGACGACTTCTATTCGCATTGCGAGGAGTTACGAGACCGGCTGCGAATCATCATCAGCATCACCGAGGAAGTGCCGATTGATTACGTTGGAATGGGACCATTGCCGGGGGTAGCCGTTCCCGGGATGGCGAATGTTTTCTTGGACGCGATACAGATCGAGTTCAACACGGCGAACGATATTGCGGAGATCATAATGACGCCTCCGGATTGACGGGCAAACACAGTAAACAAAAGGAAACAATATGGCATGGCCAACAAGCGGCGGCGGGACACTGGCGAGCGGATACCTGGCCACCGGAGTAACAACGATAGTCTGGGGAACGGGCGACATCCTGGCGAACATCGGCGGTATCGCCATGAGCGGGGCGCTCGGCGTGGTGACGCGATTCAGCGAGCGGGCGATTGTGGACAACATCAAGCTGCCGAACGGCGATGGGTTGACGACATCCCGAGTTCAGATAATCGACGGGGCGCAGTGGGACTTGACGATCCGGGACGACACGCGCATTACGGTTCGTCCGAAGGTGGGTAACACGGTGCTCGTGTTCGATGCGGCGGGATTGATTACCGCCGGCGCTGGCGGGACTCCGGTATCCTACATTGCGACGGTAGTTGAAACCAGCTACGAAACCGCACCGAAACAGGCGGCGGAGTTCCATATCACCGTTGAGAACCTCACCCTGATTACGGAAGCGCAAGTAGCGACATAAGATCATGAACCAAAACGACCAACTGAAAGCAGCCAGCGAGGCGGCGGTGCTTCGCATCGTGGAGCAGGATGCGGCGGGAAAGGAAGCCGCCGCCGCCATCCTGCCCGGGCCACTGAAACAAGCGTTCGCGCTGAATCAAAGCATCAACGTAGGCGGCTGGAACGTGCGCCCGTTCTACGACATCGACTTTGAGTTCCTCGCGACGTTGGAACACCCATTGAGTCAGATGTATCGGGACGCGCTGCGGGGAGACGACACCAAGGCTACATTCCTGCCAAGCGGTCCGACAATCTGGCAAGCCGCGTGGATTCTGACGCGGGACGTTGATACCGTTGAAATGCTTTTGAGCCAATCCAACGGCAAGGAGCAACTGGCAAAGGCGGCGCGATCGGAGTTCGGACGGCTGCCGCCGCGAATCCTCGGCGAGTTCTTCAAAGCCGTAATGAAGCAAGTCGAGTTGAGCAGTTCGACGACGGTTGAATACGAAGCCGCTGCGGCGGACGGGGAGGCAGCGAAGGCGAAAACAAACCCCTCCTCACAGCCCCTCCAGAGGACGGGCTAGGCTGGTTGATAGACAAGCGGTGCAGGTTGATGAAGAACTTTCCGACCTTCACACTGGACTACGTTAGGAAGCAACTGACGACCGCGCAGGGATGGGCCTACTACGCGTGGGCGAGGGAGAATGAGGCAAACATGATGGGCGAGCGATTAGATCGAAAGTCGAGCGGTTACGTGAGGCAGGAACGGGAACGATTGGAGCGAGAACGACATGGCTGAGATCAAAGTAGACTTGAGGCTGGCAACCGAAGGCTTGCGGCAACAGGCCGCGCAGGCCGGGGCGCAGGTCAAGAGCGGATTCGAGGGAATGCGCGGCATGAAAGCCAGCGATGCGTTTGACAAGCTCAAGTCGAACCAAGCAGCGGCGGCGGGTGGAGGCGGCATCGGTAACACGCAGACCGCGTTGATTGGTGGTGCGGCTGGCGGGCTGGCTGGAGTCGCGGCGAGCATCATCAAGGACGTAGTGGTTCAGATGATCGGCGCGATCAAGCGGGCGATTGTCGATGCGTTCAAGGAAGCGGCGAGTCTCTATTCAAAGCAACTCACGAGCGGCGGTATGTCGGCGGGATTGACTACAAAGCAAAGTCTGCTTTCACAAGTCATCGGAGTAGGGGAGAAAGATGTCTGGCAATACGGAAAAGCGGTTGCGTATCTTAATGACAAGATCAGGCTTTCTACGGCAGAGATTCAGCGGAACATTCGGCCGCTGACGGCGGTCACTTGGAGCTGGCGTTTGATGGGAATAAACATGCGCGCCTTGATGTCTCAAATCGCTGCTGGACTAGCGCCGGCTTTCAAACAATTTGCGGATTTAGTTTCAGCGTTTGTCGAGTTCATTCGGGAGACGGGCTACATGCAACTTTCGATCAGCGTGCTAAAGTCAGCCTTCGTTGTGTTCAATGTTACGCTCGCATTGGTAGCGGTCGCGATGGCGTCAATCATTCAGCAGTTCGTCATGTTTGCCGACTTGATAAAGTTCATCGGCGGCGCAAAGAATCCATTCGCAAACTCCAAGGCCGGCGCGGAAGCCATTCAAAAAATGATAGCGTCGCTCGGAGACAAGAGCGCAAAGGCAGTCGTCCCGGAAGCTGCCGCCGGAGCGAACCGATTACAATCCTCCCACTGGGAACGGATGGGCATGGTGATCGGGCAAGGCATCGGAAACAACCCGCTCCGGGCTACGGAGCGTAACACTCGCAAGGCGGCGGACTTGTTAAAAGACATTCGCGCTTTCCTTGCTCCGAGAAATGTGAGCAAGCCGAACCTGCCGGTAACCGCAGTGAACGGGGCATAACGATATGAAGATGATCACAGTTACGAGCGTAGTTGTAGGGAGCGCCGCCGGGACGTTGACTTCTACTGGAACACCGGCGGACGGCGACCAAGTCGTCATCGGCTCGAAGACCTACACATTCAAGACCACGCTCGGGACAACGGAAGGCCAAGTCAAGATCAACGGCAGCGCGGCGAACGCTCTTAAGAATCTGTTCGCGGCTATAAATCATCTCGGTACGGCTTACCCGACTAACGCCGACTATTATTGCGCTGCGGCGCACACTCAAGTGATCGCCGTTTCATTCAATTCGACGACCGTAATCGTAAATGCGCTTGACGCTGGAACGGCGGG